AAAAGGATTCAGGCGCTACGGGCTAGCGGTGTAATAGGTCGGATTGAGTTCACGTTGCCTGATTGGTATCAGCAAGGTATTACTTATCAGATGGGGGATTTATGAAAGCTGAAATCACGACTATTCCAGAGTTGCTCATCAAAACGTATGGAAATATGGCGGAAGTTTCCAGATATCTAGGGTGTTATCGAGCAACAGTGAAAAAATACTCGAAAGATATTAATGCGGAAGGGCATGTGGTTATTAATGGTCGCCTAATGACAACATGCAAAACAAGAGTGAAAGGCACATCCTGTCTCGCCAAAGAATTAGATAGTGCCGTTTCTATTGTTAAATGTATTAAACCTGAGCCTAACTGCAAAAGCTCGCAAATTAACACGAGGTGAACAATGCGTGATATTCAGCTTGTGTTAGAACGATGGGGAGGATGGGCTGCTGAGGGCAAAAGCAAGGTGGGATACTCATCAACTGCTGCTGGGTTTAGTGGCCTTTTTCCTGAGAGCGAAAGAGTTAGGTTATCTTGTTGCGACGATGACGGGATCGCCATTGACGCAGCTATTGGAAAATTAATCTCCGTAGGCAGAAAGGATGAATTTGATTTAATAGACAAGCACTACATCAGAGATATATCTAAATCAGCCATTGCAAGAGAGATGAAGTGTTCTGAAGGTAAAATTAGGCAAAAGCTAATGATAGCCGAGACCTTTATTGATGCTTGTTTAATTATGGCTAATATCACATTAGAAATGGACGAATGGTGTAAGAAAACATCATTTGGCAGTTAATGTGTTTTCGTAACGAGTTTTAGCTGTTAATCTGATAAGAGTGACAACAACGTCAGCAGCTTATGAGCCTCACTTGGGTGAGGCTTTTCTTGTTTATTGAGCTGATGATATAGGTTTGATAAATTTGACAAGTCAGATAAGCGTCCTGACATTTGAGTGCAACCGCTAGGTATTATAATTTTTCATTTACTAATCGGTTGTATTGTTATATATCTGTTGGGTATGTATTTTTGTTTGAGTTTATTTAGGGGAATGGGGATATGTTTCCATCAAATATATCAAACCGAACTATTGACCTAACATCATGGATGTATGTTGCGAATAGTGATACTCCTACTGCTAATGATGAAAGCTTGTCGCCTACGGTTTCTGCGTTAAATGCCAATCATTTTCCTACTCCATCGCAGGAAGAATTGATCTCTGTTTTAGTTACGGCTTATTCAACTTCTCAAAACCTTGAAGAGCGTGAATCTATATGTTGTAAGCTCAAAGAACTACGTGATGATTTAATACAACAACGAGAAAATATATTTGAATTTGTGAATGAAGGAACTGATGATGTGTTTGGGATCCTTCAGGCAGGCAAAACGGTGTATGACAGAGATGACTATATTCGAAATTTGATGACTTTTCATGTAATAGGCGAAAAAATAAAGCAGGTGAGAGGGGAATGTGGATTAGAAAAATGTCGTGTTGACGAGCTTTTAAATCCGCATCACTCTATGCATATTTCTGGTGATCTCAAAGCGTTAAAAATATTAGTTGAAGGGCACACTAATTCAGCTGGATGTTCAGATGCGTCAATACTTGTTCCTGACCTGTCTTATAATAAAGGTGAATTTCAGTTTGGCTAGTATATCATGTGATGGTTTAGGTGTTTATGAAGAGAAAAAGGGTAAAAACGGCTTATTTTCTTCTCTAAATACTCTGTTATAAGTCGGAGATGCAAGCTGATTAATACAATGCTGAAAATTTCAAAACCCTGCAATCGACGTGGTTTTTGTTATACAATTTAAGCTATTTAAATAAGGCATGACTCTCAACAACAAAATAATTACTTTTTTGAGAAGTTACTTCGGTGGCTTTTTTGTTGAGGAGATGTATTAAACGAAAACAAACTTAGTCACTGTGGTAAATATTAGTAGATAAGTTTCTTTTGATGAATATTAGAGTGGGCTGCAATTAAGGTTATTAGACAAAAAAGCCAGTTGATAAAAACTGGCTGGATGTACAACTAATCGTCTAAGCGAGAATATATTTGAAATCAAAAACGACATCGGCGTAAATTTAGTTATTGTAAAAACACTTGTCTATATCTGAATAATCTTTATGTGATATAAGTCAAATTTCCAAGGTCTCACCATTCTTTCGTGTTTTTTTGTTTTAGCTCAGTAAATCGCAATTAATCGTTACGGGAAAATATCATTAACAGAAATGCCAACATTGCGGATGAGTACCTAAACCGAGGCATAGCCCTAACTGTTTATCCTGTCTTGCGATAGTCACGCGATGCCCATCTAATTTAATTCTTACCTCAGTTTTTAAATTTTGCGGTAACGTGTATTTTGGTTCCCTCATCAATGAGGGCAGCATAGTTTAATTTTTTGATATTGTTCCGTTATGGGGAATTCCATCGCGACAAATGTTTATTGAAGATAGCTTGAACTAGCTTGTGTGGTACTTTTCTTACATCTAAGGTTTTGGGTAAAGTAATAACCTGATAAATCATTCGGGATTTCCAGCTATTAATAAAGGAAATAACAAATAGAATAAAATTTTTATTTGTTGGAATCTGTTATGACATTAAATACATATGATGGAATTAAAGTATATACGCCTATATCATTAAAGCTTTATGATTGGTGGGTATTAAGTATTTCAAATAATTATGCATGGCGTTGTAATACGGAAGCTCATTTGCTCCCTCACTTTAGGGAGAACATTGGAGATAACCATCTGGATATCGGAGTTGGAACGGGTTTTTATTTAAAAAAATCATTAGATAAAATAAAAAAAATATCGCTGGTTGATTTTAATGCTTATAGTTTGAATTATGCTAGAAAATATATTCAGGATGATAAATTAAACTTATGTATCAATCATGATGTTTTTAAAATATTTCCGAACAAATTAAAATCATCGTTTGACTCTATATCTATATTTTATCTGCTTCATTGCTTGCCCGGTACAATTGATGTTAAGAAACAAGCAATAGAAAATATATGTGATCTACTTACGAATAGTGGTGTTTTATATGGTGCGACAATTCTGGGTAAAAATATCGAGCATAATGCTTTTGGTAATAAATTGATGTCGATTTATAATAAAAAAGGAATATTTACTAATTATTCTGATTCTGAAGATTCGTTAGAGAATATGCTTTCTTCTTTATTTCAAAATGTATCTATAAGAGTTCAAGGTGCTGTGGCGTTATTTTCTGCAAAAGATAAGATTGTAAGTAAATAAAGATTTTTTATTTTCGATGTGTTAGCTTTACTAATTTCTATATTTTGAACATAACTTGAAATATTGAATGTTCTGAGACCGCCTAGGCGGTTTTTTTTTGTTTGAATTAGAGGTAAAACTAATTAGAGCGTAGCTCAAGGTTTAATATCTATTAATTTATTTTTATTAATACCAATCATAAAACACTCATATATGTGTGGGTATAAGCATGCCATATAAAGAACCCAATAATATAAATTTATTAACCGTTATGTTGGTTAGTTTGATGACCCTTTTGGGTAGTATTGCTAGCTATGCCAATAAAGTTTTGAAAGGCGAGCCGTTTAGGCTTGGGCTTTTTATTGCGCAAGTCATTATCTCTATGTTTGCAGGCTCTATGGTGTTACTTGCTGCGAGTTATTTCATCTGGCAGCCAGAGATTGCAGGAGGCGTTGCTGGAATGGCTGGTTGGACTGGTGCTGCAGGGGTAAGCGCATTAGAAAAACGTTTTTTAAGGAAAGTGTCTGATGAATGACCCTAAATGGCTAATTGAAGCTAAAAAAGAAATTGGTCAGCGTGAAATTAAAGGTCCAGCCTCTAATCCTCGAATAGACCAGTATTGGCGAGATAGCAAATTATCGGGCTTAGTCGGAACGGATGATATTGTGCCATGGTGCGCAGGATTTGTTAACGCCATGCTGGAACGTTCTGGCATTCGTTCAACCCGTTCTGATTCATCTCGCTCTTACATCGATTATGGCGTGGAACTTTCAGAGCCCAAATATGGTTGCATTGTCGTTTTTGCGCGTTCTGGTGGTGGGCATGTCGGATTTGTTGTTGGCAAAACAGAATCAGGCTTATTACTGGTATTGGGCGGTAATCAGTCCGATGCGGTTAACATCAAAGCGTTTGAGACATCCCGTGTAGTTTGTTATCGCTATCCGGCTGGGGTAGATATTGATAATCGACCTTTACCGATTGGTGATGCAGCGTTGTCAGTCAACGAAGTGTGATAGCAAAATATTTCGCTGAAAAGTGATATATTATCGGTGGAGGATAAAATTCACCGATTCTTGATTACAACAGAATATTAAAGCAAAAAACCCGATTGTTGCGAGCAGTCGGGTTTTTCTATTTCTACACCTGAATGAGGCAGGGAGAACCTGTGATTGATTTTAGCAAACTAATAAGGGAGTTGCTACTTATGATTAAGCAATTACCAAATTGGAAATTTTTACTTATCTGGTTAATCCCGTTCATATGGGGGATATCTCAGTTAATCATTGCAATTAAGGGATGATATAACAAAAGAGTCAGGGGCGTTAAGGCTAGGCTATCAAGTATTCAGGTTGCAAAAATGACGATATTAATTAAAGCATTAATGGCTGTTTGCATTATTTTGCTGTTCTGTCTTTGGTGGGTTACTGATGATTTTGACAAATTGAGAAATCAACACACTAGATTAGAAAGTAGCTATATGCAGCTAAATGATGACTTTAATGAGCAAGTTAAAATCAATGACGACTACGAAAAGCGCATTAATTCTCTTCATAAAGTCGATGCTAAACATAGAGATGAGCTTTCAAATGCAAAAGCTGAAATTGACCAGTTACGTATTGCTGCTGAGCGTAATCCTGAGCGGGTGTACATCAGAGCCAGTTGTCCGAAAGGGGACGCTAATTCCACCTCCGACATGGATGATGGAGCAACCGCCAGACCTACTGACTCCGCTATCAGAAATTATTGGTTACTCAGTCAACGAATCGCAGAGTCAAAGCAAATGATACTTGGCTTGCAGGATTACATTAGAACAGAGTGTTTGTGGTAAAATCCCCCTCATCAATCCAATGAGGGGGGAACGATGAGCCTAACAAAATTTAAACATTCTTACTCATCTTAAATACAAAATAGGAATTAACCAAATTTTATAAAAAAGCAACGATTGATACGGCTATTAAATGTATTTTCTCTTTTGACCGGATAGTATATTAATAGCTATCTTAATCTACGAGGTTGTTTTTGATGCTCCTGTTACATTATTGAGTTGACTTAACCATATTAACTCGGTTCCAACAAGAGAAAGTGTTTTACCTGTTGAGCTCGTTTGTAACGAATATTCGATTTGTGATACTCGTTTAATTAATGGCGTTTTCCCATCAAGAGTTGTTGTATCGAGCGTTGCTAATGCTTTTGGTGGTTTTGGCGGAATTGGTGATGAGATGTGAGGACCTGTCGGGGTGCTACCTCGAAAACATGACATGATAGAAAAAGGCATAGCATATCTCCTTAAAACGATGTTTGTAATAAATTTGTCTTGATATCGAGATGATTGATATAAATATGTTGAAATAACTAACTTGGTATTAAGTCTGTTATATTCGGATTTTTAATTATAGACATAAGTCTTTTGTTGTTGAACACTCAATCATTTTTATTTGTTGTCTTTATCTACGAATGTATTTTTATGTTGGAAATATATATGTTAAATCATCGCTATGAGTCAATAGTTACGACAAATAATTTCGTTGTTTAAAAACTCAGCTTAGTTTTTAGTATGGTTTATGTACTAGGTTATAAAATCTCAGTTAGATTAGTGGGAATATAGGGCGTGGATATTATGAGTGTAAGTGAGATGAAATGACTTGGGTGCTACAGTGTTTAGACAAAAAAGCCCCCCAAGTTGAGCAAGATAAAAGGGGGGCTGGAGGTAACATGAAGTAACCAACATGAGCGTAACATAGATGATAGGTTTTTCACCCTCATAAGTGATTTTATTATTTCTCACTTATGCTTCAATAATAAAATTGAGTTATTCTGTCTTTTCTGTTTTTTTTGTATTTAAATTCAATTGATTATGGCTTTTAATTAATCGATTGTTTGATGTGTCCGAACTAAGCTTATCGACTGATAGAGGCAAAGTGGATTCTTGTTATGAGCTACAAAAACAATTTTATTGATAACTGAAAATGACTATCTTAAAAATGGTTAATAGAGATAATCTATTGAATACTTAATTGGTTATTTTGGGTAATAGATGGGAGATGTAGGTAAAAAAAACCCTCAAAGTTTCCAATGAGGGGGCGTATGTGAACTATAGGAATTATAATGCGAGAATGAGCAACAACCAATCTCGATATCCAGTTTAAAGCAACTTTAATGAATATTTCAAGATATTGATTTTTTTTAACTACAATGTTGATATTTTGATTTTAAATCAATCAGTTATTGTTTTAAATAATCATTTGTTTAATTGTGTTTGATAGTAATGTGGTGTGTATTGATTGAGATATTTTTCGGCATCAATGTAAAAAAATAGCCCCTATGCAGGGGCTTAAAGGGATGTTTCGTAGGCTTGTCCGAAATAACACTTGATATATCCGCAATGATACACTTGACAACGTTATGTGATGACAAAAATCGTAAAAAAACGTTACTTTTATTCAAGATTTTTAATCTGTTGCATGCAAGGCATAGGCGCTAAAACACCGCGTTGCTCTGAATAAAAAAACCTGACGACTTTTGGTCGTCAGGAAACACGGTTGAGCAAAACATAATCCGAAGTAGGCGACTAATAAACATTAGTTTTCCTACCTCTATACACAGCGCGCAAAAAAAATAAAACAAAATTCGTCGTCATTTTTTGATTTAAATCAATTTTTGTTCTTTTTTTGGGATGGTATTTATTGATCTCATCAATATCTGTAATGCGCTTGCTCTCTTTCAAAAAGTGAACGCTGTGGATGGTGATGATATTCCTTGTACTTGAAATTCACCTAGAGTCGTCTTAGTGCATAATTGCTGATGTAACTTGTTGTTTTAAGGTACTTTTGGGAGTTTAAAACACCGAGGGGTGGCAACCGCGCAAAAGATAACTATTTATGAGATTTTTTCAGGAAAAACCAGATCCGTTCTTCTTGGATTTAACATATTGTTTTTATTTGTTTTCTTTTAAAAAAGAAAGGAAGTGATATGCGTTTTGTTCTAACAAAAAAGGGCGATTGAGATCCTTTCTGCATCTTGAGGTATTTCTTTTATGAATGTGAATAAAAAAAAGCTTGCAGAAATTTTTAATGTGGATGTTAGAACGATAACGGCTTGGCAGAGTCAGGGGTTACCTATTCATTCTGGGGGCGGAAAAGGACATGAAGCCATTTTTGAAACCGATGTAGTCATTGGCTGGTATGCACAGCGCGAAACCGATATTGAAAATGAAAAACTTCGCAGGGAAGTTACGGATTTACGAATGGCTGCGGAATCTGATTTACAACCAGGAACAATAGAATATGAACGTTATCGGCTCACTAAAGCGCAGGCAGATACTCAGGAGTTGAAAAATGCGCGAGAGGAAGAGCAAGTCGTCGAAACTGAACTATTTATGTATATTTTGCGGCGTGTCGCTCAAGAGGTGGCAGGGATTTTGACGCGTATCCCGCAAACTTTGCAACGTAAGTTCCCTGATATATCACCTGTGCATCTTGATGCTGTGAAAACGGAAATCGCGAAAGCCTCCAATATTGCCTCTGCCGCTGAAACTGGTGTGGACAGGTGGATGGATGATTTCAAGAGAACGACAAATCGCTAATATTAAGCATGCGATAGCCACCGGATTGTCCGTACTAAAAATACCCATCCCACAAACTGTGGTTGAGTGGGCAAATGAAAATTATTACTTACCGAAAGAATCCTCGTACACCCCCGGGCGATGGGAAACCTTACCCTTTCAAGTCGCCATTATGAATGCCATGGGCAATGATCAGATCCGCACGGTCAATTTGATTAAATCGGCGCGGGTGGGCTACACCAAAATGCTTTTAGGTGTCCTTGGGTATTTTATTGAGCATAAATCTCGAAATAGTCTGTTATTTCAACCTACCGATTCTGCGGCTGAGGATTTTATGAAATCTCACGTAGAGCCAACGGTTCGAGAGGTGCCGACGTTATTAGCGTTAGCACCATGGTTTGGGCGAAAACATCGTGACAATACGCTGACCTTAAAACGCTTTTCAACCGGCATTGGTTTTTGGTGTTTGGGGGGCGCTGCGGCTAAAAACTACCGTGAAAAATCCGTGGATGTCGTGTGCTATGACGAACTTTCTTCCTTTGAGCCGGATGTAGAAAAGGAAGGCGCGCCCACGTTACTGGGCGATAAGCGTATTGAGGGGTCGGTATTTCCTAAATCAATTCGGGGGTCAACGCCAAAAATCAAAGGTACTTGTCAGATTGAAAAGGCGGCGAATGAGTCGCGGGTGTTTATGCGCTTTTATGTGCCGTGCCCGCATTGTGGTGAGCGGCAATACCTCAAATTTGGGGATGACAGCACCGCGTTCGGATTGAAGTGGGAAAAGGATATGCCGGAGACGGTGTATTACTTGTGTGAGCACAACGGGTGCGTGATCCGCCAATCTGAGTTAGACCAGACACACGGAGAGTGGATCTGTGAGCATACAGGGTTACGGACTCGTGACGGTCTTACTTTTCGGTATGTCGATGGGCTGATGACCTATGCACCTCGTGCAATTGCGTTTCACATTTGGACGGCGTATAGCCCGTTTACCACCTGGGTTCAAATTGTGTATGACTGGCTGGATGCCCAGAAAGATCCGAATGGGATTAAAACGTTCATCAATACCACGCTAGGGGAGCCATACGAAGAGTCCGTGGCGGAAAAGCTGAGTTTCGAGGTGTTGCTGGAGAAAGTTAGCCATTACGGTGCGCAAGTGCCTGAGCGTGCGGTGTATTTGACGGCTGGCATCGATTCACAACGTAATCGCTATGAAGTGTATGTGTGGGGATGGGGACCGGATGAAGAAGCCTTTTTAGTGGATAAACACATCATCATGGGGCGACCGGATGATGAGGAGACCTTGTTACGGGTTGACCGTGTGATCAACACAAAATACCGTCATGCGGATGGGAGCGAGATGTCGATTTCGCGTATTTGTTGGGATATTGGCGGGATTGATCCTGAATTGGTGTATCAACGTTCGCGGAAGCACGGTATTTTTCGGGTGCTCCCGGTTAAAGGGGCGGCGGTATACGGTAAGCCCGTGATCACGATGCCGAAAAAACGCAGTCAACGGGGGGTCTTTCTGTGTGAAGTAGGGGCAGATACCGCAAAAGAAATGTTATACGCCCGGTTAGGCGCACCCGCCGCGCCCTTTACGCAGTCAACCCCGTATGCGTTTCATTTTCCCGATAATCCTGAGATATTCTCCGAGGTGGAAGCAAAGCAAATGGTGGCGGAAGAGTTGATTGAAAAAGTGGAAAAAGGGCGAGTAAAGCTGCTGTGGGATGCGAAAAATCGCCGTAATGAAGCGTTGGACTGTTTGGTGTATGCCTATGCGGCATTACGGGTATCGATGCAGCGTTGGCAGTTGGATTTAACGCAATTAGCCGCGGCAAGACGACAAGAAAACACGGAAGACGAGATGTCTTTAGACGAAATCGCTGCGGCATTGTCGGGAGGGTAACATGATGGAGACACAAATGATGTTAATGGAAGCTCGTCGCGCATTGCATGAATTGTTGTTGGGTGAAAAGGTGGTGTCCATCAATAAAGACGGGCGTCAGGTGCAGTATACCCCTGCGAGTATTCCGGCATTACAACAATATATTCATCAACTGGAAGGGGTATTAGGCGTTGGTCGTCGGTGTCGACCGGCAGGAGTTTTTGTGTGAAAAAACAACAGGAACTCGTGAATATTTACGGGCAACCGTTACGGGAAAGCCTTGGGTATTCGGGGGGCAGCAACGGCGTGGGGGGACAGTTGTCCGGATGGCGTCCTGCCTCAGAAAGTGCCGATGCCGCGCTGTTACCGTCACTGAATCTGGGAAATGCCCGTGCTGACGATTTAGTCCGCAATAATGGGATTGCGGCGAATGCGGTTGAGTTGCACAAAGATCATATTGTAGGACACCTGTTTCGCCTGAGTTATCGCCCGAATTGGCGCTATTTGGGGATGGATGAGCAGGATACCCAAGCATTTATTGAAGAGGTGGAGTCTGCATGGCAAGAGTATTGCGACCCGACCTTTGGTTCAATGGACGTAGAAGGCAAGCGCTCTTTTACCGAATTTATTCGTGAAGGGGTTGGCGTACACGCGTTTAATGGGGAGATATTTGTACAGCCTGCGTGGGAGGTGGAGTCTTGTTGCCTCTTTCGGACGCGGTTTAAAGCGATTAGCCCAAAGCGGATCTCGACACCTGGCATGGGGCGAGATACAAATCAGTTGCGCAGTGGGATTGAAGTCAATCGGCACGGTAAAGCGTTAGCCTATCATGTGCGAGAGGATGATTACCCGATGGCGAGTGTGGGGCGTTGGCGACGGGTGCCGGCGGTGTTGGCTTCTGGGCGTCCGGGGATGATCCACGTTTTTCAGCCTCAAGAAGATGGGCAAACGCGCGGTGCCAATCAGTTTTATTCGGTGATGGAGCGGTTAAAAATGCTCGATACGCTGCAAACCACGCAACTTCAGTCGTCCATTGTGAAAGCCATGTATGCGGCGACGATTGAGTCAGAATTGGATTCAGAAAAGGCGTTTGAGTACATCACCGGGGCTCAGGGGCAAGGAGCCAATCCGCTGAACAGCATCATGACCGCCTATGCGCGTTACTATGCGACCAATAAGATCCAATTGGGGGGCGTACGCATTCCGCATCTTTACCCTGGGGATTCCTTAAATCTGCAAACGGCACAAAATGCGGACAATGGTTTTTCTGAGTTAGAAAAAGCGTTGTTACGGTATATTGCGGCGGGGTTAGGGGTCTCTTACGAGCAATTATCCCGTGATTATTCGCAGGTCAGTTATTCCAGTGCGCGCGCCTCCGCCAATGAGTCATGGCGTCACTTTATGGGGAAACGTAAATTTGTGGCGAGTCGATTGGCGTCACAAATGTTTGCCTGTTGGTTAGAAGAGGCGCTGATCCGCCGCGTAGTTATTCCCCCAAAAGCCCGATATTCATTTTGGGAGGCGCGCTCAAGTTGGTGCCGTTCTGAATGGATTGGCGCGGGGCGAATGGCGATTGATGGACTGAAAGAAGTGCAAGAAGCGGTGATGCGTATAGAGGCGGGACTGAGCACCTATGAAAAAGAGTTAGCCTTAATGGGCGATGATTATCAGGAAATCTTCCGACAGCAATTACGGGAATCACAAGAGCGTCAAGCGGCAGGCTTGCCAAGACCGGTCTGGATCAAGGAAACCTTCACGCAACACATTCGACACACCACGGAGGAGGCACAGCGTGTCACGTAATTTATCGCATATTGCCGCGATGGCATTCAATGAACCCTTGTTATTAGAACCCGCCTATGCGCGGGTTTTCTTTTGCGCGTTAGGCAATGAAATGGGCGCGCTGAGTTTGGGGCTCCCGCAAGAGGCGTCACTGTTATCTGCGCCGGATATGCAGAGAACGGTTGACGCCTTTATGGTGAATGGGAAACGCCCTGCCAAGTTGTATCGGGTAGAGCAGGGGATCGCTGTGCTCCCCGTCTCAGGAACCTTAGTGCATAAACTCGGTGCGATGCGCCCGTTTTCTGGCATGACAGGGTATGACGGTATTACCGCGTTGCTAAAACAGGCGGTAACCGATCCTGAGGTTAAGGGGATCTTACTGGATATTGACAGTCCGGGCGGGCAAGCCTCAGGAGCGTTTGATTGTGCGGACATGGTCGCACGATTAGGACAGGAAAAGCCGATATGGGCGTTGTGTCATGACATGGCGTGCTCTGCCGCCATGTTATTGGCGAGTGCTTGCTCGCGTCGATTGGTGACGCAAACTGCGAAAATTGGCTCGATTGGCGTGATGATGGCACATGCCAATCGTGAGCAGCAACTCGCGCAAACGGGGGTTGATATTACGTTGATTTATTCAGGGGCACACAAGGTGGACGGTAACGCATTTCAGGCATTACCGGAGCGCGTCAGAGCGGATTTTCAGCGGCAAATTGATGAGGCTCGTACCTTATTTGTGCAGAAAGTAGCGGGGTATTTAGGCGTACCCGAATCGACGATTCGAGAGACGGAGGCGGCAACGTATCAAGGGCAGGCGGGGATTGATGTCGGGCTTGCCGATGACATGGTCAATGCGGCGGATGCGGTTGACGTGATGGCGTCGGCATTCATGATTAACCAAAGGAAAGAGGACAAGATGTCTGAAACACAATTAACGGCAGCGCAGATTGCTGCACAAGAAAATCAACGTGTGATGGGGATTTTAACGTGCCCAGAAGCCAAAGGACGTGAGTCTCAAGCACAAGTGTTGGCGAGTCAACCGGGGGTGTCTGTTGAGCAAGCCAGAGCCATTTTAGCGGCATCCGGTGTGGTGGACACAACGACTTCTGCGGTGAGTGAGTCCGATAAGATTTTGGCGTGTGAGGAAGCTAAAGGGCGTGAAAAATTAGCGCAAGCCCTCGCCGCAACTCCGGGGATGACTGCCGAATACGCTAAGCCGATTTTGGTGGCAGCTGCACCTGAAGGGGATTCGGTGCGTGACGCCATTCTCGGGTGCGATGAAGCCAAAGGGCGTGAGGCACTCGCCCAGGTGTTAGCGGCAGATCCGACACTGACGGTGGCGAAGGCGAAACAATTTTTAGCGGCAGCGCCGCAAGAAAAAACGTCCTCACAAGAGGGCTTGTTTGACCGTTTTATGGCGCAACAGACCTCTGCCACGGTAAGTGCACAAACGCAAGTGGATAACAGCAATCCGTTGGCAGAGATGCCATAAGTGAATTTCATTGAACCGAGTGATAGGACAACACATGACAAAACAAACTCATGTTGAACAACGTGCCGAGGTGCACATTTTTGCCGGCAGTGATACTGCGCATACGGCACAGGGCGTCAATGGTATTACCACTGCCACCCCTGAATTAACCCCGCTGATGTTAGATGATGCTACGGGCAAATTAGTGGTATGGGATGGACAAAAAGCCGGCACAGCGGTGGGCATTTTAGCCTTGGCATTAACCGGTAATGAAGCCCATTTGACGTACTACAAAAGTGGGACGTTTGCGACCGGTGCATTGCACTGGCCTGACTCGGTGGATGCCGTCAAAAAAGCCAATGCGTTCATTGGGTGTGCAATCAGCCATCGTTAATGTTGAGATTAAAGGAAAAAAGAGACATGGGATTATTTTCAACCCGTCAATTACTGACCTATACCGAAGAGAAAGTGAAATTTCGTGCGCTATTTTTAGAGCTGTTTTTTAAGCGCACAATTACGTTTGATACCCCAGAGGTGATGCTGGACAAAATCACTGGAAAAACACCGATTGCGGCGTATGTCTCTCCCATCATGGAAGGTAAGGTGCTTCGTCACCGTGGTGGTGAAACACGAGTACTGCGCCCGGGATACGTGAAGCCCAAGCATCGTTTTGATTACCAGCAGGCGGTTGAGCGTTTACCGGGGGAAGATCCTGCGCGTTTGAATGACCCTGCTTATCGCCGTTTACGCATTTTGACCGATAACTTGAAACAAGAAGAACACGCGATTGTGCAAGTGGAAGAGATGCAGGCGGTGTCGGCGGTGTTAAATGGGCGTTACACGATGGCGGGGGAGCAGTTTGAGACGGTGGAGGTGGATTTTGGTCGCTCAGCCAAAAACACTATCACCCAAACTGGCGGGGCAGAGTGGTCGCAACAAAACACGGAGACCTTTGATCCGACCCATGACTTAGATGCGTACTGTGATTTGGCTTCGGGGACGGTCAATATTGCCATCATGGATGGTTCGGTGTGGCGTGTATTGAACAGTTTTAAATTGTTCCGTGAAAAGCTGGATACGAGCCGTGGCTCTAAATCTGAGTTAGAAACCGCGACCAAGGATTTGGGGGCAGTGGTGTCATTCAAAGGTTATTACGGTGATTTAGCGATTATGGTCGCCAAGACGACTTATGTCGATGAAAAAGGCGAGACTCAACGTTATCTGCCGGAAGGGACATTGATTTTAGGCAATACAGAAGCGAATGGTATTCGCTGCTACGGGGCTATCCAAGATTCCCAAGCGCTAAGTGAAGGCATTACATCCGCCGTGCGTTATCCAAAACACTGGGAAGTCACCGGGGATCCGAGCTGTGAATTTACCATGACGCAATCCGCGCCGTTGATGGTTTTACCGGATCCGGATGCGTTTGTGGTAGTCCAGGTTAAGTAAATGACGGCGGGGAAACCCGCCGATTTTTATGTAAAGGGATATCGCATGACTAAAGCACAAATGATCGCTCGCTTAAAAGTGCTGGCGAAAATATTGGGGCGTGATGTGGATACGTCCGGTACGCAAGCGGAGTTGGAGCAACGATTGATGGAGTGGGAAGAGGAAGCGGCATCGTTATCACCGACAGGGGAGGATGCGGAGCAACAGCTCACTCAGATATCTAACGATTCTCAACCTGTTCGTATTGAGGAAAACGGCAAGGGGGTTTGGGTCAAAATGTTGAGGTCATGTCACCTTTTGGCGCTTAATGATGTAGGTGTTTCACGCTCGGTATTGGCGGTGGCGGGACAGCGTATTTTTATTGAAATACGCCATGCGGATAGTGTCGTGGCTGAGGGGCTGGCTGTGGTGAGTGAGTACGACGATGCGTGACAATCCGTTTGATCGCGCCATGGCAAAAGCCGACAACGCTATTTTACAACACTTAGGGCGGCAATGTTGGATTGAGATTGCCGGGCGAAAAATTTCCCTTCGCGGGGTGTTGGATGAGCCGGTTGCTGATGTGCAATTGAAACGTCAAGCGGGACAGATCCACGATGTGGCGCCTCGTTTATTCGTGAAGTCGTCCGATATTGCCGGTATGAAGCCCAAGGCTCGCGTTGATATTGGGGGACAGACATATTGGGTGGTGACCCTTGATCCGGATGATAATGGGTATTGTTATTTAACGTTAGCCAGAGGGAAACCGGGTCATGAGTATGTCACGCCTGAATGGGGGTAGGTGATGACATCACGTCATTTATTGTTTGATATTGATGTGGATGCCTTGCGTCAGATAGTGGAGCAGGTTGGGGCAACACAACATCAATACCGATTAGCGTATTCGCGCGCGTTAAAGCGAACCGCGTCAAAAATACGCCAACAATCCTCCGCATTACTCAAATCGGGGTTAGCTCCGCGAAAAATGAAGGAGTTACAGCGCCGTTTCTTTGCTCGGCGGATTAAGCGAGGGGCAGGGTTGGATGAGATGTCATTTTGGTTTGGTTTGAATGCCATTAAGGTGACGCGCTTACGCGGGCGTTCGGTGGGTAAAATTCCACCGCGTCATCGACGACGGGACAAGCGTACAGGGCGATTCATTCCGGCAGCTCAACGACGTCAGTATGTCGCGAGGTTTGAACCGAAAGGTCAGCGATTACTGTCTCAGAGCTATCCCTATGGCGTGGTGGGGCGGACAAGACAAGGTCAGCGTACTATCAAAGTGCGTGATCCGCTGACGCGTCGCTGGCGAGAGGCGTTGATTGATATTGCACCTGCGTTACATGACCACCTTGAAGATACCCTTTTTGCTGAGTGTGTTGCTGTATTTATGAAAGAGTTTGAGTCAGATATTCGGCGTCGCGTGAAACACAACATTACCGTTAAACCGACATCCTCAGGAGGTTATTGAGTATGGCGACACCATTACGCATGGCTGCTTATCATGAGGCGGTGCTTACCGCGTTGCGTGCATTACCTTGGGTGAATTCGGTTGAGATGTACCCTGAGACAGTGACACCGGTAGTCACGCCCGCGGTCTTTTTTTCGGTGGATGGCTGGGAGATGGATAATCACTCTGACGGACAACTGCGCGTGACGCTTTCTGGATCCTTATGGGTATTAGTGGATCGGGCGGCGACCTCCGAAATTGGGCGTCCGGAGGTGTATATTCGCTCGGCGGCTGCCGATTTAACGCAGTGGCTTGACGGGCAAACATTTGGCTTATCCATGGTTGAGCCTGCCGTCTTTCTGTCCGCGGACGTGGATGAAACCGACCCCCAATGGGATGATTATTGGGTCTGGCAGGTGTCATTTACGCAGCGTGTGGCATTGGGGGCCGATCCTTTTGCAACGGATAATTTACCGTTACAGCGTGTGTGGCTGGGGATTGCCTCAGATATTGGGGCGCAGCATGTGGCGGATTACCATTTAATTTATGAGGGAAAATCCCGTGAATGACGTTTTGGGTGATTTGCAGCGTCGCTTAGCTAATATGGTACGTCGAGGGGTGATCCATTCTGTTCGGGTGGCTGACGGTTTTCCGGAATGCCGAGTGGATTTGGGCGATATTGTGACGACGTGGCTCCCACTTTGTCAGGGATTCGCCGGAAAGCATCGGGCGGATTTTGAGCCGTTTGCGGTGGGAGATGCCGTTACCGTGTTGTCAGAGGCGGGAGAATTGAATAACGGGCGTGTTTTTGCGGGATGGAATACAGGGTCAGTTCCCGTACCGGATGGTCGCGAGAGTGAACACATCACCCGTTATGGGGATGGTACCGAAATTCGTTACAACCGAGCGACACACTCACTCACCCTGATTTTGGCGGACAGCGGTACCTATCGCATAGTGGGGAATGGCACATTGGAAGGCAATGTTGTCATCACGAAACAACTGACCGTGGACGGAAAAACGCAATTAAACGCAGATACGAAAGTTCAAGGGAGTCTCGGGGCTTCTCAGGATATTACGGATGGAACGGGTAGCATGGGGGGGATCCGTCAAATCTTTAATAACCATGATCACCGAGGCGATAGCGGCGGGACAACGGGAAAATCGAATCAACACATGTAACTCGCTGCGGCGAGTTTTTTGTTATTAGGAGCATTTATGGCGCAATTACATGGTGTGGAAACTATCGAGCTCACCTCGGGGACGGTATCGGTGACCACCATTGAAACGGCGATTATTGGTATTGTCGGGACGGCACCGGAGGCTGCGGGAGCAGCAAAAGCAGCATGCACAACGGGGACACCGTTGTTAGATAACGTGTTGACTTTTACCGCTAACAAGCCAGGGCGTGCGGGAAATACGATCCATGTCAGGGCGGAGGTTGAGCTTGCTCAATTGCCAGACAAAGGGAAAGGCAAACGTTCTGAGACGACCACCGCAGCACAGTGGCGAGAAAATGAACTGATCATTACGTTAGCGTGTGATGAATTTGGGGTGAGTACGGCTAGCGTAGCCAGTGTGGTTGACGCGGTCAATGCGTTATCCACAAAAACGGTGATGGCGGCAGGAACAGGAAGCGGGGTTGTGTCGCCTTTTTCCGACACACTCAAAGGGGGCGAAGATGAGCCGTTTCCATTGAATACCCCGGTCGTGGTGGTGGGCACTGCGCCCCTATCGCGTTTGGGCGATGCTGGGACGTTGAAGCAAGCCTTGATTGATCTTAATGAGCAGCGGCATGCACTTTCGGTCGTGGTGAGGGTTGAAGCGCAAGCGGATGCAGACGCACAACGTGCAAACCTCCTCAGCGGGATCCGTCAACTTTCTTCAAGTCGCTCTGTGGTGGGGTATCAGCCGCGCATCGTGATTGCGCCGGGATTCAGTGAAGACGATGCGGTGGGGAAAGCCTTAGAAACCGTGGCGGGAAAATTACGGGCGGTGGCGTACGTGGATTGTGCGGCAGGGGCGACGTTATCGGAGGTTGTTCAGCGTCGACAACGTTATGGTGCAAGAACGGAGTTATTACGTCCGCGCGTATTAGCGGCACAACTCGATGGTCAACTGGCGTATCGTCCGTATTCGGCGTTTGCGGCGGGGCTCCGAGCCCGTATTGATTACGAAAAAGGGTGGTGGTGGAGTAAATCCAACCAAGCGGTGTTCAACATTCTGGGCGTGGAACAAGTCGATGAGTTTATTTTGGGGGAACGCAACTGTGATGCCAACTTACTCAACATGCAAAATGTTTCCACGCTGATCCGGCAAGCGGGATTCAAACATTGGGGCAATCGTCTGTGTGCGTCACACCCGCAATGGCATTTTGAATCGGTACGTCGAACAGCGGATGTGATTGAGGACAGCATTCAACTCGCGATGCTGGGGTATGTCGACCGTCCATTAGATCGACAAAATGCAGACGATATTATCGGCTCAGTGAACGCCTATTTGCGACGACTGGTGGGGGAAGGGGCGATATTTGGAGGGCAAGCGTGGTTAGATCCTGAACTTAATACGGCAGAAACGTTAGCCGCGGGAGAGCTTTACATTAACTATGACTTTGGACCTAAATCGCCAACTGAGCTCATTCAGATGCGCGTCAGTATCAATAATGAATACGGACTTCAGGAGTTAACGGCACTATGAGTTATCACAATCAATTACGCGCCTGGACCTTTTTTCGTCAAGGTATTCGTATTCAAGGGGCTCATGAATTTATGCCGCCCACGTTATCGATAGTGAAAACGGACTTACGGACGGGCGCACAAGATGCCCCCACGCCGGTAGATGATGGGATGGAGGCGCTCACCTGTCAGATCAAGTTTTACGGTCTGGATACGGAGATGTTGTCCAGTTTCGGCTTTGTCAGCGGGCAACGCTCTCGATTTAGCGCCTATCAAGGGTATGTGGCAAACAATATTGCATTGGGTACCATTGAAGAGATTGAAGGGTTTGTGATGACGGTGACGCCGGATGCTCGAGGCAATAGCAATTTATCCGAGGCGGCGTTCACCGTGGACATTGCCGTGAATTACTACCGCAAAACGTTTGAAGGGAAAGAGTTATTTATGATTGATACCGAGCGGTTTGTGCGTCGAGTCAATGGCGTGGATATGTTGGCTGGAGTGGCTGCAAAAGTTCGCGTGTAATGTTTTTTCAATATGATGATATAGCGACCTTTGGGTCGCTTTTTTTATGGAGTGATGATGAGTATGAGTTTTCCCGGTGAAACGCGCACAATTAAATTGTATACCCCTATCATATTGGACGGTGGCGTTGAACTTACAGAGATCACATTTCGAGAGCCTGTGGTACGTGATCGCATTGCATTTGCCAAAGATCGCGGCTCAGAAGAGGAAAAAGAAGCCCGTATGATAGCGCAACTGTGCGGTCTGAGTGAGCAAGATATTTGGCAATTGACGGCAGCGGATTATGCCCAGCTGACGGATACCTTTAACGTTTTTATGTTACCGCCCGCGAAGCGACCGAAGCCGACATCAACAACGCGTTAAGATTTCTGGGGCGTCGATTGCATTTTACGTTATCGGATTATCTTGCAATGCCTTTTCGGGTTTTTTCTCAGTGGCTTTTGGATGAATTAAAGGAGGCGAAACGTGGCAAGCGTGAGTCAAAACCTTAAAGCGACAGTCTCTTTTGGCGGTAAAATTTCCAGTTCATGGCGTCGTTCGGCGTCAGATTTGCGTAAGGACTTGCAGGATGTTGAGCGGCAATCGACGCGATTGAAGCAAGAGCAAGTCAAGCTGACGGCGGAAATCAAACGGCAAAAACTTGCCGGTGCCAGTGTCAAAGATCTTAAAAAACAGTATGCCGCATTAACCCGAGAAATACATCAAGCGGATACCGCTCAAGCTAAATTGAATACACAGTTGGCAAAATCAGAGCGTTTGGACAGTTTTAAGGGGATGGGGAAGACACTGGCTGGACGAGGCGTCAATTTAGCCAAAGGGGTCGGGATTGCAATCGGCGGCGGCATGGTGGCTTCGGGTGCAGCCGCACTGTTCACCCCAGCGATCGCCAACGCGGAGACCGCCGAACAGGTCGGTCTGGCGACGTCTTACGGGGTGGATACTCAAACGTTCATGCAGTGGGATTCGTTAGCCAAACAGTATGGCATGAACGGCGAGAATATCGGTGATTTGTTTGAAGAGTACCTGCATAAGGCAGGGGAATTTAAGCAATTGGGCGAACAAACCGCCCTCACTGAAGCGTTTGAGACACTGGGGATTAAGGATTTTGAACTCGGTGCGCTGAGTGATATTGCTCAGTTTGAAAAAATTATCGATAAAGCACTGTCACTTGAGGATGAGTCCAAAGCCTCTTTTGCACTGGATGCCTTATTGGGGGGGGGAAGCCAGTAAATTGTTGATGTTGATTAAGCGCTCAGGGAAAAGCTTTGACGAGTTGATGCGAGCGCAGCGCAAATACAATTTGGTGACAAAAGAAGGGGCTGACGGGGCATTAAAAGGGCATCGTGCTTTGATGGATCTTCGCACGGTGTTTTCCTCTTCGATTGCGGAAATCTCGGGGCAATTAGGCGAGGAGTTATCACCGACTATCAGCGCCATGACGGATGATCTCGCCGCTTGGATGCGTGGAGGAGGGATCACCAACATTAAGTCGTTTGTGACAGACACGGTCTTTCCTGCTCTCAAGGGGTTTGGGCAGGGTGTTATTTTTGTGGGGAAGGTCATTCATGCTGTTGCCAAAAAGCTTGCCTGGTTGTTGCCTGATGAGCGTCAAGAACAACGGAATTTGCTTGAGATGATGGGGCAAACCCACAATTTTGATGTGATTCGTCGTGCCGCGGAAGAGAAGGGGCAAGGTGAGTGGCTAGATCAACAACTCAAGAATAACCCTGATTTACATAAAGATGTCCTGCAAGCTTATATCGAGGCAAAACGGAATCGTTTTTTTCTCGATGATGAGATGTTTAAACAGGCAACCGAAAAATACCTGACGCCCGAATCCGCCGAGTTTTCATTTCCGAGTCGATCGACTGATAACGGCGAGTGGGCATCGGCAATGTCGGATTTATTGCAAGGTAACGGTTCGTCATCTTCAACCTCGATGACCGATAACCGTCGGTACACCTATCAAATTGAGGTCAATGCGGCTCCTGGTCAAAGCCCTGAGTCGGTGGCAGAGGCGATTTTAGCCAAAGCGAAGCGAAATGACGTGTTTAATGGGCATAACGCCCTGCAAGACGGAGGTGATTTGTGGTGAGTTTCGTTGGGCAAGGCATTGCATTGGGCGACGATGCGCTTGCGAGACAACGCAGAGCTGCGAGTGAGACATCTCCGGCGCGTGTGATGATGATGTTGGGGGATTTTGCGTTTTCCATAGATACCACGGCGTATCATCAATTATCCCGAGAAAGCGCATGGAATTGGAGTGAGCAAGCGCGTATTGGTCGTCAAAGTTTACTTCAATATACCGGAAAGTCAGGGCGAACGGTTCGCCTTGAAGGGCAATCTCATGCGTTTTTGGGCAAGGAGGGGGTTGATGCGGTAGCGCGATTGTATACGCTTGCCGAACAGACTGAACCCCTTCAGTTAGTCAGCGGGGAAGGCGATATTTTAGGGTGGTGGGTCATTTTGGACTTTTCGGAGAGCACCAATCGTTTTTTACCCGGTGGTGGTCATCGCAATAAAACATGGAGTATGACACTGAAACATTATGCCGATGATTTATCAAACCCGTGAGGGGGATGTGTTAGATGCGATTTGTGCCGCACATTATGGTTTAGAAAATCTCGCAGAGACCGTGATTGGGGTGTTAGAGCACAATCCGGGGCTTGCCGATAAGGGGGCGATTTACTCAGCGGGAATACGTATTACTTTGCCGCAACTCACTCAATCGGTTGTCACGGCACCTTATTCGTTATGGGATTAGTACATGAGTCAAGTCAACGCCTTTTTACCGGCGTATCAAGTGACCGCCGAGGGAAAAGACATTACGGCGACCCTTCAACGTTGCTCTGCGGAGCTGACATTAACCGATTATGGGGGGGCGACCGCAAAATCGGATGAACTGACCATTTCACTCCATTCAGAAACGTTACCCTTACCGTCGAAGGGGGCGAGGTTACGGGTCGCTATCGGTTTTTTGGGGCAATTAGTCGATAAGGGGGAATTTGTTGTCTGTAGCGTGAGCAGCAGTGGTCCTCCTCGCCGTATTGATCTTTATGCGACCGCAGCCCCAATGAATGCACAAAAGCAATCCGGTAATGTACTTAATCAGAAAACCCGAAGTTGGGATAACCTTAGCTTGGGGGACTTGGTGAAAACGGTTGCTACCGAAAACGGGTTAATAGCTCGTGTGGCAGAAAAGCTCGCAGGTATCCCGCTGAGTCATGTTGACCAAGTCGCGGAGTCTGATGCGAATCTCTTGTCCCGCCTTGCTCGCACTTACAATGCGGTCAGTAAACCCACAGGGGGCTATTGGCTATTTTTGCCACAAGGTGCCGGTAGCACAGTTTCTGGGCATGCGTTGAACCCCGTCACGTTGACACCGTCGGTCGTCTCGACATGGCATTATCATGAAGGTGATAGGGGGAGTTCAACCGGCGGGACTCGGGGGATGGGGCGCGAGAAAAAGCCTCACCAAGAAACCATCACCGCGCGTTATTTTGACAAGGCAGATGGTCGGACGAAAACGGTGAGTGTGGCGCATGAGGGGGCGTCGGTGACGAATCCGTATACGCAGCCAGAAAAGGACACGGCAGAGCAGCAGGCAAAATCCAAAAAAACACACGCGCAGCGCAACAGCCAAAAAATGACGTTAACCGGACCGTGTCAACCGGAGCATGTGATATTGACGGCGGAATATCCTGTGACTACGTCAGGATTTGGGGGGCGAGAAGATAGGTCGTGGTTGGTTGAGTCATTAGTTTTTTCGCTCTCGGAATCCGGGCTAAGTTATACCTTAAATTTGGTTGTCAATCTTAATGCCCCGTCATTGTCACGCTCTGTTGCGTCGTCATCAAACGAAAAACACCCCGATTATTTTGGGGTACCCAAAGGATAATCAGACATGCATGGAGTGAATAGCCAGACAGGTAAACGCTTGTCGGGTGTGGCTCATTTACGTCAATCCGTCAGCGATATTTTAAATACCCCAATAGGTAGCCGAGTTTTAGTCCGTGATTATGGCAGTCGTTTACCTGAGTTGCTCGATCATCCTCGAGATGAAACGCTGCGATTGCAGTTGATTGCCGCCACGGCTTCCGCGTTATCGCGTTGGGAACCCAGATTGAGCCTTTCTCAGGTTACGGTCTTTTTTCCAGAGAATGCAGCGGGGTGTGTCATTGAGATTATGGGGCGGTATCGAGCCGATCAAACCGCAATAACATTAGGAGATATTGTCATTCATGGCGCAATACGATGATGTGATTAATTTATCACGCTTACCCGTACCGGATGCGATTGTGACACCGGATCCATCACGTCTTTTTGAGGCATGGTTAGCCAGACTGAGACAGTTAGACCCAACATTTGATGCGTTGGTGGAATCCGATCCTGCGTATAAACAAGGTGAAGTGAATGCTTATCAATTGATGTTGGCATTTCAGCGAGTCAATGATGCAGTGCGTGCCGTTTTTCTAGCTAGCGCGAAGGGGGCAGATTTAGACCAGTTAGGGGCTGCGTTTAATGTGCCTCGCATGGTGATAATTCCGGCGGAGCCGGATGCCATTCCCCCAAAAGAGGCTGTGATGGAATCCGATGAGGCATTCAGGGAGCGTATTCAGCTGTCATGGTCGCAGCTAAATACGGCAGGGGCACGAAATGCGTATCGTTTTCACGCGAAATCAGTGGATGAAGATATTTTAGATGCAGACGCGTATGGACCTCAAACGCATGGTCGTGCCGGTGAGGTGGATGTTTATGTGCTATCTCGATTAGGTAATGGGAGTGCGTCATCGGCGCTAATCCAGCAGGTTCAGGCACGCTTAAGCGATAACGAAATTCGCCCCTTAACCGATTATGTGACGGTGAAAAGTGCTCAGATTAAAACCTACTCAGTCAGTGCTGAGCTTGATATTCCTGAGGGACCTGATGCAGAAACGGTGCTCAATCATGCGATTGAAACCCTAAAATCGTATACGGCATTGGCGCACCGTATTGGTGGGATGGTGCCGTTGTCTGCCCTTTATGCATCATTGCAGCAATCCGGGGTTGCTCGTGTGGTATTAATGAGTCCAGCATCGGATATTGAGCCGCAAATGGGGGTTGCCCCGTATTGTTCGTCTATACAGGTCATACGGCGAGGTTAATCAGCATGGGAACCGTTTTTCGTTCTTTATTGCCTATTTCTGCGAGCGCCGCGGAGCGTGCTCAAGAGCAGGCGACGACCGAAACGATTTTGCAGTTAGACACCAACATGGTGCGTAAAGTCAAAAATCCAGAGACTTGCCCTGCACACTTATTGCCGTGGTTGGCGTGGGAGCGGGCGGTGGATTTTTGGGATGAGCACTGGAGTGAGGCACAAAAACGCCAAGTTCTGCGAGAAGCGCCGTATGTCCATCGGCATCGAGGAACAACGGGCGCTGTTCTGCGGGCATTGCAAGCCATTGATATTCCGGCGACGGTGGTGGAGTGGTGGCAAGAGCAGCCGTGCGCTGCGCCGTATACCTTTCGAGTAGAATTGCAACTTCAACGTGGCGTGGATAGTGGCTTTTATCAACGTGTGACTGCCTTAGTGATGAAAGCCAAGAATTTACGTAGCCACTTGCGTTCGATAGGGGTGAATGCAGATGTGGGGCAGTCAGGACAATACTTTGTCGGTGGGGCGGTGACCGCCTATGTGGATGTCGTGATTTAGATTGGAGGGGAAAGGTGTTGACAAAGCATACCAGTATATTAACGCAAAAAGGGCAAATCTTAGAAGCCGCTTCAGTGGCGAATGGTCGCCCCGTATTACTTAAACAATTTGTGATAGGGGACGGGAATGGGCGTCCGGTTATCCCTTCGGCAACGCAGACTCAGTTGGTGCATGAAGTGTATCGAGGCACCATTTCCTCTCTTGAAGTCTCCCCTGAACAACATAATCAGTTTATTGCGCATTTGGTGTTGCCAGAAGGGGTGGGGGATTTTGTGGTCAGGGAGGTGGGATTATTGACGGCAGAGGGCGAACTGTATGCGGTGGGCAGTTGTAGCGAGATAGAAAAACCACGTCAGGGGGTGACTGTTCGGTTGCAGTTCCGTTTGGCGGTTTCAGAGAGTGCACAAATCACCTTACAAGTTGCGACAGGGGATGGGTTATTTCTAAGACAAGATGCGAACTTGCAGGATGTGAAGGATAAATCACGCGCGATTGATAATTTGGGGTTGAGGGCAACGGTCGATAAAGCGAATAATGCGGTGCCATCTGAGCGTCAGGTGAATGGTCAGCCATTGTCTCAAAATATCACGATTACCACTATCACGGGTAATGCAGGGAGTGCGACAAAATTACAGACTGCGCGAAATATTAATGGTGTGGCGTTTGATGGGACGAAAGATATTCATATCACCACCATTAGTGGGAATGCAGGGAGTGCGACAAAATTACAGACTGCGCGAAATATTAACGGTGTGGCGTTTGATGGGACGAAAGATATTCACATCACTACCATTAGTGGGAATGCAGGTAGCGCGACAAAACTGCAGACTGCACGAAAAATTAACGGTGTGGCGTTTGATGGAACCCAGGACATTACCATCAGTGCAGGAAATGTGGGGTCTTATTCAAAGCTTGAATCGGATGCGCGTTATGTGCAGGGTATTCGATTAGGTGCCAAAACGCGTTATTCGCCTTCAGGTAATAGAGTGAGTTGGAATTGGGAGGCGCCCGCAGGAAATGTGTTAACTGGATTGGTGGTTGATGAGACGGGAAGTAATTCAGCGGATAACATTTCAGGTGCTTGGTATCGCCCATTACAGAGTCTTGTTAATGGGCAGTGGGTAACCATCAGCGGTTTATAGGGGGGAATATGATATATCAGAATTTTCAGAGAAGTCACAATCCTAAATTATTAGCCAAATACCCAGAATCCACGTTAGTGTTAGAAGATATTGAGGGAAATGATTGGTATGAGGTGCAAGCTAATTTCAATGGGGATACATTAAAAATCGTTTTTAATCCAGATGGCTTAATTATTTCTTACAGCCATGATGCTAGCGCACTCTTTCCCTTAGGTGGGTCTGTTGCTGAAATGAGTCCACATGAATTACCGAAAAACTTTTTTGATGAAAAGCAGTCTTTTGTCTTTATTGATGGAAAAGTGCTCCCTTATGAAATGTCAAAAGAAACGTTAGTTGCAAAAGCTAAAAATACATTACGTTTATTATTAAATGAAGCAACCATAAAAATTGACTCGTTACAAGATGCTGTTGATTTAGAAATAGCTACAGATGCAGAGATAGTCTCTCTAAAAGAGTGGAAAAAATATCGTGTCTTGTTAAATCGTGTTGACACGTCAACAGCACCGGATGTGTTATTTCCTGAAAAACCGGAATAGTTGCTGTCAAATTCCTAGAGTCGCGTTGTATGGACTTTTACTTTAAATTCCGTTGAGCTATTTTAAATAGATTTAATGCAAAGTATTTTTGCATAATGTATCCGTTTATTTTTAGTGAAATGGGGCATTTAAAATATGTATAGCATAAAACCTCACGGAGTAGCATCAACGAATGTTAGTCGGTCTGAATCGATAAATCCGCATATGGATAATTCGGCAAATAATTCGGAAAAAAATGGCGTAGTTGCAAAGGTTAGCGGTGTTTTTAATCGTGCGGACTTACCTACGGTTAGCTCTCGAGTTTCCATGGATGAAAATAGAGCTGCATGCCTTATCACAAAATGTTTGCGGCAAGTTATCGCCAATAAATCGTATAACCATATGTTTCAAAATGGGGTAATGTGGTCGGAGCGAGCGGAAGGACAAACTGAATTGGGTTTTAGAGCTATGCAGAAATTGTCATCTGAAAACATTCGGCAATTGTTTTGTGAGTTGGCTCCGTTGGTACAGGAAGAGATTGGTTTTTTAGATAACCTATTACAAATGCCATTTACGGCAACACATGCTTCTGACGCCAACATTGTGAATGAGAAGGGCATACTGTCGTTATTTTCGAGAAAGAAATTAGAGGAAAGAGGTATTGAGTTTGATAAAACTCATTCTGAGAAGACAGATATCAATAGATTATCTAATGATGATTTTGTGTTTTTTTCGTTGGAACCGGGAGATAAAATACAAAAATGTGGAAGTCGTTTTGGACACACGCTTTATCGAATAAATTTTGATACTACTCCATTTTCTCAAGTTTCTTGGGGAAGCTTACAAGATCAGGTTCTCAATCATACTGGCGGATCTGTAGAGAAATATTTAGAGGGGATAAGTGATGAAGCTTATGAAATCTTAACGTCCAGATTTATTGGTAATGAAAAGTCGATGTTTTGTGGTGAGAATATTAAAGTTGGTTTAGGCTTATCTTTGCTCCGACTATTACGTGAATTACCACAAGAAGATAGGCTAACTCTTTTAGCCTCAAGAAGTGTGACTGAGGTTAATCGGGTAGTAAATGGAATTTATCGTCCTGAGATAAAAGTTCCTAAGCATTTTTTTTCTAAATCTGTAGAGGCGGTTTTTTTGTGCGGGAATGGTCAGGTTTTATCAGCATCAGAGCTTGATGATAAAGATAAGGTATTAAATGTGGCTAAATCTGGTCCAGATACATTAATGCACGTATCTGAACGGTTAAAGGATGATTACGACGTTGTTTCGACTGCATTATCATGTAATTGTGATGCATTAAAATATGCCTCATTTAGATTCAGAGACAGCGAAGAATTAGTTTTATCACTTATTAAAAAAAATGCTGATATTATCAAGTATGCCTCACCTCGATTACAAGATAATGCAGATATTGTAAGGCAAGCCGTTTTAAAAAATGGCATTTTATTGCAGTTTGCTTCGGATGGATTAAAAGACGATTTTGAATTAGTAAAGTTAGCTGTCCTAAATAATGGAAATGCTTTAGAGTTTGCGTCGGAGAGATTAAAAAATAACAAAGAGATAGTGTTGTTAGCGGTGCAATCTCGAGGGAGCTCGTTTAGATATGCATCGGATGCTTGTCGGGATGATTTTGATCTTGTTTTGGCGGCAATAGAAAACAGTCCACTTTTTTCAGTTTTGAAATTTGCGTCTGAAAGAGTTAAGAATAACAAAGAACTTGTTTTAGAGGCGGTTCAAAACCATGGTTTATCAATTGAGTTTGCATCCGATGCTCTAAAGAACGATATTGATGTGGTTACTGCTGCGGTTGAGTCCAATAAGAAAGCGTTGATGTTTGTTAGTGATGAGATGAAGAAGTTGTTATTTAAATAGATTTAAAATCTTATTTTTACCGTTTGTTTGTGTTCGATATGGTATAATTTTATATCTATTGATCATCTATATTTAAATGTGGGGAATTCAATGTGTTGTATGTTTATTAGCTCATGACACTGATTTTTCAATGAAGAATACGTTAACTATATTTGTCGAGTTATCTACATGAGCTTTCATTGTAACGGTATAAATATAGTTACTTCATGATGTAATAATTTATGGTTTATCCAGTAAATTTAGACGTTAAAAGGCGTTTGTCCGTAATATAGGAGACGCCTTTTAGCTAACAGTATATATTAGAAATTAATTATTTTTGATCCATCCATACTTATAAAAAATTTTATCTGCATTCCCTGATTGCAGCCAAGTTGCGAAGTTATTAACTTCCTCTGGAGCATTTTTTCTAACGGTAATATTCATATCTCTCCATATTGTATTGGATGGAGAAATATGAACGATATCACCTATGTCTGGATTACTGATAGCCCAATCTAGCCATGTGATCCAAGCATCTGCATTCGGGTTTGTTTCAAATTCTTTTCTAGCTGAGCCACTATTAGGAGCAAATGATATAATATTTTTACGAATATTTTTGACTGTATTTATATTCCCCGTTCTTCCTGCGATGTCTTCCCAAACACCAGTTCCTGACGTATTACTTCTACCTCCACCATCATTAACGATAATACCGATACCGTTCCGTGTTAAATCTTCAATTGATTGAATATTTTTAGGATTTCCTTTTTTAACGAGAATAATACTTTTTCGTAGATATAAAGGTGTTGTATCTTTTTCATTAAATTTTTCGTTATGATCTCTAATGATTGCAAGGGATGATTGTTCTGATGCACCAAAAATAATATCAGCATCTTTTTTTGCTATGTTATTCCAGTTTGCTTGTGGTCCGTAATTAACATTTACTTTTACTCCGGTTTGCTTTTGATATAACGAAGCTGCTTCCTTTAATGCAGTATGAGGACCACCTGGTCCATACATATTGACATCTGAATATGCTAAAGAGGAAGAGAAAAAACATAATAAAGTAATTACATTTTTAATTTTAAACATTAAATTCTCCAGTTCATTATTTGCCAGATAGTAAATGGAAATATAAATAATACCTATGCGATTAGTATAGGTTATTCTTGTGAACAATAATATTACAGAATAATTACATTTTTGTAAGGTTGACTGATAGTTATATAATGATAGATGTTATCTGTACTACAGTAAAGCTCCGTCCATTAATACAGAGATAATATTAAGGCTAACCGAGTGAATGATATTTACCAACGTCAGCGCGTGATGAAAGATAAGCTTGAAGAATTGGATGAGCTTGATGACATTCGAAACTTTCTAGTGGGGAGTTATTCTTACTATGGATGTAAAAGCCACTGTAAAAAGCAGCTTTCCATCACATTAAATATTTAAGGGAAATATTAGCTCGTTAATCTATTGTATTTCTCATGAAGAGTTTCTGGAAATAATTCAGTATAAACACGCCACAAAGTAGTCAATGATTTATGACCCGTCACTTGAGCTACTTCTTCTATTGATAATCCAGCTTCGAAATACCTACTTGCCCCCTCTCTACGCAAGTCATGATATCTTAAATCTTTTATACCTAAAGCGTCTCTGACTTTGTGAACGCCCTTAGATACCGATTGAGAGTTATAAGGAAATACCCTGTCACTCACTTTATCTTGCCTTGTCAGTATTCCCCATGCTTCACCTAGTAAAGGAACGATCATGTGGTTTCCCGATTTTTTTCGAGGATCCTTTCTATCTCTTACAATCACAGACTTATTAGTATAATCTACATCTGACCATAGAATCCTACACACTTCTCCTATTCTCATGCAAGATAACATTGAAAACGTGAAAATATCTCGGTAGGGTATTCGGCATTGTTTTTGATTTTCTCGTTTTTTCAATCCCTCCATTAACATCAATATTTCATCCTTTGTTGGGCGTCGACTTCTCACATTTGACTTGGCTATTAACCCCATTTGATTGAGGATTGGCTTAGAATCTCGACCTGGATTGTTTGTGTAATCTATATCAAATATAGATTTTGCGGAGTTCAATACTACCGTAAGATAGCTTACATCTTGGCTTACTGTATTGGGTCCTGTTCCTGATGCTCTTCTCAACTTACAATGCTCAATCACATCATTAACTGAAAGTTTGGCGAGTGAGATGTTTGCCAATGTGGATTTTAATAGTGAGGTGATAACGTATTTTTTTGTTGTGCCAGCTTTACCTCCGAGACCCGGTTCATCTAAGTACATTTGAATTAAATCACCTACAGTTATGGTTGAGGGAGTGCATATTTTTGGTAACCCTTTTTGTTCAATTTCTGCTACACGCCTCACTCCCCAAGATTTTGCAGCTGCAACTTTGCTGAAAGTTTTATTTTCTCTATAAACATATTTCCCTCCTTCTTTTACGCCAACCGTGCATCTGTATTTCATAGTTCCATCTGCTTTAGGGCGTTTTTCAATACTGTAATATGCCAT